CGCTTTACTCCATCCTCATCTAAGTAGTTTTTTGTATCAACTACACGGCATGTAACTTTCACACCGTCTTTTATACCCCCGTCTGTCTGAATCTTACAATCTTCGGCAAGATCAACAGTCACAAGGGTCATATCATCCTCACTTACTGAAAGGTAGGAATCACGCTTCTTCAATGGTGAAGAAATGTCTGGCTTAATCAACTCTTTATTCGACTCGTCCATATCCTTAAGTCAAGGAATTGCTATATAACTATTTAGGATATACTCACAAATGGGTAGTGCGCTTTAATAGTGCTACTCATATCTGAGTAACATGCCTGTCGGCGTTTATCGGAAGAAAAACAAGAAAGGTCGCTGGATGTATTTCCGTAGCGGCAAACTTATTTCTAAGAAATCGTACGACTCGTCCAAGTCGCGAAAGCGTTCCACTCGTAAGGGTGGCGTCCGCAAAACTAGTCGTCGGGCATACGTTCGCAAAAACAATAGGAGATCAATGAAGAAATCAATTCCACACCCAAGCGTTACTGGTATGGCGTCTGGGCTAGCAATAGCCGCATACCTTAATCAAGGAACAGCTACCACAACAGCAACAGGAACAACTCTAGGAACTGTTATGACTGCTGGAGAAGGTGTAATCAAAGATATCACAGATGGTCAACTTGGACAAGCATTTAGCACCCTATCAACCAACGCAGTTAATATGATTGCAAGTGATGGCGGACGAAAGACATTAGTGACTGCTGGAGGCATAGCGATTTTAGGAGCCTTTGCCAGAAAACAGTTTCCACAACTAAAACTAGGAGGAAGTAAACTTTACTTTAGACTCTAAAATGGCAGTAACAACAATAACGAGAACATTTGACGCCACGCCCACCGACAAGGAATATTTTTCTTTAACGGATAACATGAATTCGAGCAACTTAGGTAATATCCAAGTGCCACAGGGATCCAGTAGGATTTCCAGAGTGGATTGTGCCTTTGACGTCTTTAATGCAAAAGGAGCGCAAATAGCTTGCAGACTCCTAGGCAGTAATATGTCAGAACAGAATTTCACAATATGGGGTGCGGCTGGTGATACTGCGGATGCTGGAGCTTTCAACGGTTATCAATCAATCCCTGTTGCTTTTCCTTTAGCTGGAGTAAACAATATAGATCTGCAGGTAGCCGTGCAATTCTCCAGTGGGGGATCTGCAACTGCTAGTGGTGGATCAGTAACACTATATTTTGAATGATCCGTTGAATGGCTAGAAAACGAATAGCAACGTTTCTTGCAGTCGGCAAGGGTCTTTCTATCCTAGGTGACCATTGCTATGCGGCAAGTGGTGAAACTACGGATGCCGCTTCAGGTGGGGCTAATACTACATTATTTGATTTTACCACGGGTGATTATTATGTTACGGCAATTATTGATATGGTACAAGATATGACAGCCAATAACCTTACATTTTTAGAATTAAGTTATAATGGTATTAATGTAATTGCTTTTGAAAATGATGTTGAAAGTCATTTTGCAGAACAGCCCGTTAAGTTAGATGTAATCATTCCCCCCCATACCTCTGTTAAATTCAAGTGGGGAGCTAATTCCTCAACTGAGGGTTATGCTTTCCTTAGTGGCCGGATCTATAATGCATGAGCCTTGCCGCATCTAAATCTATTTCAAGGGTAAAGGACGGTAATATTTATGGGTGGAGTGGAAGTTATCCTCTCACCTCTTCCGCTGTCACCCTCCTCGATTATACCAATCCCTCTGCTTTCTATTTAACACGGATAACGTTAGCTATCGATTGGAGTGGGATCGCAGATGGTGAGGTTTTGAGTTATATTGTATCTGTGGACGGTCAGGCTTTATTTGTAGAAAAATATTCCGTTCTTGTTAATAATATTGGTTTGCAACCTAAGATGTTTGAATTTATCATACCTCCAAATTCAACCGTTAAGATCCAAGCAACTGAGAGCGCCAATAATGGGGCTATTTCATGTATATTAACGGGGTATCGAATATGAATATTTACGAGCTGACAAAGTCAGCTAGTAAATGGGAGCTGTTAAAATTATGAAACTCCCTAAGAGTGAAAAGGATTTTGAGGAGTTAATGAAGGGGATCAAGTGGAATAGAATTATTCCTCCTCTGGTTTCAGTACTGCAGCCTGTGATCCTTTTTGGTTTGTGGTTAGGTTTTGCAAAGATGGATAAGAGAGCAGATGCAGTATCTAAATTAATCGCAATAGCAGAACCAATACCTACAATAGATCTAAACCTTCCTCAACCCGTCGTCCTTGCTAGTTTGTATCATTCCGTTGACGAGGCTTTAGATGTTTTAACCGATGTTATAGAATTCATAAAAGATATTGATATTCCATCGGCAGAAGATATAGTAAAAGAAATTAAAGACGAACTTACAGATCCAATAGCGGAAGCAGTGGAGGAAACACTCCCAGACAGTCCGGCTTTCAAACAAGCCCTCGCTGATTGTGTGATGAACGCAAAAGATAAACTTGGAATAGGTTATTGGTTACTAGGTCCGGCATGGATTCAAGGATGTATGCTTCGGAAAGGATATTCACTATCCCTAAAATATGTCAAGGATAAACTCTTCGGATGAACGATCAAACATTCGCCGTCATTTGGATGTTGAGCTTTGGTCTTTACTTTTTAGTCTATACATTTTGGATACCCTTAAGAACGAGAAAAAATATTGAGACTTGGTTAAGATCTGACGAATCTGACGAGACTCTTCTTATGTCTTTAGATGTAATTACTAAAAAGATAAGAGAACAGATGTTAATCGATTTTGAGGAATTTATGTTGCCACAAGCGAGAGAGAGTCTTAAAAAATTTTGGTCCGGAGCTATGGGAAATGCTGCTAAAGAATTGAAAGGTTCTGAGGAGGGTTCTCAACTTTCGCTTTTGCATAATATCACACAGGATCTAAGTGGACAGCCTTGGTATGTTCAAGCCTTGGCTTCTAAAATGTTGCCGATGATTACAGAAGCGGCGGCTAAAGGATCTAAAACCAAGACTGACGCAATGCTAGGCATGGGATTGCAGAAATAACGCACTTTAAACGCACTCTGACGCATCAAACACGCAACCCCAACCCATTGACACCCTAAGCTCCTCCATTAATCTTACGACCACATAGGGAGCAGGTCGCCGATACACGGCCCCAGTTCATGTCATAGCATGAACAGATCATAGTTTTTCGTTGATACTATGTAGTAGAGATATAATTTCACATCTCCAACATTCCCAAATTACTTTACCGTATTGATTGGTAGTGCATTTATCACAGTGTAGCATTATTCTCCTTGTGTCTCCTTGATCCATTTTTTATAACATTCTTTACAAGGGTAGGTATTCCATTTCTTACCATCATGTTTACAGGTAGTGCAAACATTTCCAGTGAACAATAATGAATCTTTCATACTTGCTCCCAACGTAGACCGTCACTTGCTTTCCATACCCAATAGAAGATCCCTTCCTTTGGCCAGTGTGATGCCGTCTTGAAATCCTTTAACAGATAGAAGGATGAGGTAGAGTATGACTCTTTCAATTTAAGTTCTTCCTGTGGATGGTATGTGAAACGCTTTACTCCATCCTCATCTAAGTAGTTTTTTGTATCAACTACACGGCATGTAACTTTCACACCGTCTTTTATACCCCCGTCTGTCTGAATCTTACAATCTTCGGCAAGATCAACAGTCACAAGGGTCATATCATCCTCACTT